TTATAATCGTGCCCAAAGGGTTTTTCAATAACAACACGCGATCTTTCTGGGTCATCTAAACACCCTGCCTCCTTCAGATTTGAAATTGCATCAGCATATCTTTCTGGTGGAACAGAAAGAAAGTAAGTTATGTCATCAAGATAATCTGGAAAATGTTTAAGTGTTTCCACCATAGACAAGTCAGCACATTGATAATCTAAATGATGTAAGAAGTCATCAGGATATTCACCTAGAGATTTCTTCCAATCTTCAGTTGTTGGTTCTCTTCTTGCAGACCCAACGATTAAAAAATTATCTGGCAGAAGTTCTTTCTGCCAGAGTTTGTATAGTGAAGGAATTAGTTTCTTTTTACAAAGGTCTCCCGTTGCGCCAAAGATAATAATTCCTCTAATGAGCGGTTCCGTTTCCATCGTAGTCGTCTGAGTCGTAGTAATCATTTTCACCCTTTCGTATCCCGAAATAGATTGTGGCCAGTACAAAGGGTACTGCTGCCCAAAGTAAGACATCAGCGAACGTCATGACCACCAAACATGTAACGCATTCCATTCAAAACCTTGGACGCGAAAGCACCAAGACGGCGTGAACCAAAACGTTCATAGAGAGCACTAGAGATAACAGGAGCGGGTACGCCAAGATCCACAGCAGCGTGAACAGTCCAACGACCCTCACCACTATCGCTAACTCCCCCATCGAATTTGCCAAGCTCTCGATCGTCCCTAAGAACATCAGCGGTAAGATCAAGTAACCAGCTGCCAACCACAGAACCGCGGCGCCATAACTCAGCCACTTTAGCAACGTTAATATCATATTGATAATCTTCTGGATTCTCCATCGGAGCAACCTCAGCATCGCCCTCCTTAACGTAAACCGACCCAGCATTAGCCTCATGCAGGATATTAAATCCTTCTGCATATGCTTGCATGATTCCGTATTCGATTCCATTGTGAACCATCTTTACAAAGTGACCAGCGCCTGCATCACCGCAATGCATCCATCCATATTCTTCAGGATACCAAACGAAATCTCCGTTGCCTGTGCGAGGGGCAGATTTAATGCCTGGGGCGAGTGCATCAAAGATTGGACGGCAGACGGATACTGCATGATCTGCACCACCAACCATAAGACAGTATCCACGCTCCAAACCATAAACACCACCAGAAGTACCGCAGTCAAGATATTGGATACCCAACTTTGCCAGACGTTCCGCCCTGCGCCTTGAGTCCTTAAAATTGCTATTACCATGATCAATAATAATATCTCCTTCACTACAAAATTGTAGTAACTCATCGAGTGTCTCCTCTACTGTTTCTGCGGGTACGACCATCATGTAAACGCCAGGACCTTTTGCCCCGACTACTTGAACAAGGCCTTCCAGAGAAGTGGTACATCCACTGATATAACCCTTCTCAAATTGTTCTTCAGCTTTTGCATAGTTGTTACGGTAACCGTGTACTTCGTGACCAGCAGCAATGAGACGACGGGACATGCCCTCTCCCATTCTACCCAGTCCAATCATTCCTACTTTCATTTGTCCTTTAATAAATTTTCTACTTGTTTACGGGTATCTTCAGAACGCTTTTTATCACGTTCTGTATGCCTATACCCATATTTACCATGGAAGATGGCATGACCTTGACAGAACATGGTCACACCAAATATCAGGGCAAGGATAATACCAATCCATTCAATTATAAGTGTATGTTGAGCCATGGCGTTAGTGGTGGTATTACTCCAATGAGTCGAAGAAGACCCTCAGCAAAAAGTGCAAGAACAACCCAGCCAACACACATTGAAATAATTGAAGCATTGCGATTGTGTTTTCGTATGGCATCATCAATCATCTCCTGAACTTCTTCTTTGGTTACCCATTCTGGTGGGTCAACATTCTTCCACTTCCATTTCATGAGATCTTCTCCATGGCAGTGGTCAACTCCCGATAGTGTTGTAGTTCATCATTAAGTATGTCAAGAATTTCTTGATCGTCAGGATTTGTTGCGATATATTTCGCATATGTCACGGAAGCGTGAAGTTCTACTTCGCTTGACAGATGGTATGCAAGACGAGGAGCCACCCAGTAATAAACCACATTGACCCAATAATAGATAAGGACGAGGTGTTTGGCAACAAAGCGATCGATAAAATAAGAATTACCGCCCCTCCTTTCCATACATTCAAGATGTTCTGTTTCATTGACGCTCTGATCGAAGTGTTCTTTCATCAAATATAGATGTTCAGGACCACGAAGTCCCATACTTTCTCTGAAATGTAACACACTCAAGAATGCAAAATAGGGTGCTCGAGCAATCTCCTCAAGCACCCAAAAACGTTGTATATCTCTTCCTTGATAAAGGAAGTCTAACATTGCCACTGTTACATTGAGAACGACAGTGTTGAATCTTTTCATAGTAGATGGTTAACGTATTCTGTATGAAGCCGTTGAACATCTTTGTCTAAATTCTCTGGACTTGCGGTGTAACCTTGACTAATCAAATAGTCCATGAAGTCATATGATTGAGCATCAAGATCAATACCACATCGTACAAGAGAAGACATTAATGTTCTTCTACGATCAAAGAATCTGTCTTTCAATCTCCAGTCGTTAGTTTCGTTCGTCATCTAATTCATCCTCATAAGTTGAAGGTTCTTCAAAGAGTTCTCGCATTTTGAGAGCAAGAACCAATTCATATAGAGTTTCTAAATCCTCATCCATTTTCAGAAGAATATTGTTCTAGATAAACTTTTAACTTGTCCTGTAGATCATTGTATCGTTCCCACATAAACTCAGATCCCGTTTGTGCCTTATAAGCATCACAGGCTTTGATCAGCATGTGGATGTCATCTTCTTTGAATCGCATGGCCATGTTTAACTACCTACTAATTATAACGACTCCTCGCTTTCTGACTGCATTTTGTCAAGGAACTCTAACCGTTTTTCCCAGGTGTCGCCACCGTCTTGTCCTTTCTTAGGATTGATGCACTGAAAGTCGCCCAGTTTATTGCAAACCAACCCTGCAAGATCAATTTCACTACCCTTTACTCCTGTACCAGACCATCGGTGTTGACCATTGATCCAAGTAGCACCACATTTAGGACATTCTGCTCTGTTCATTGAGAGATCAGACATTTCCTTCGGTTGGTCATTCATTTTTCTAAGTCCTTGAATAGTTTTTCATACTCTAAACCTGCTTTTTTCAGGTCTCGTTTAAGACGCTGCCGCATGAAAAACATTCTTATTTGGACCCAAGCGTATCTAAACTGTAACTCGCAGTACGATACAAGTCTCATGGTGCCTTCATAACCGCCATACCATATACAGCCGATTACAATTAAGACACACAAGTAGAATGCAAGCATTGGTATCATGCAGATACTCCCATTATACTTTTTATTTAGCGAAAGTCAACTTTGTTAAGGGTTGCCTAACAATTCCAAGCTCTGAGAGATTTGTTAATGCGTGAATCGGGATCAGAAGCAGTCTTCTTACTAGTCAACTTCTTCTTCATACCTTTCATTCTAGCGCAGAAGGATGCCCGCCTGGGATTTCCAACCTTCTTGCTAGGTGCTTTGAGGTCAGATCCTGGATTTTCCTTCTCGTAAGACTTTCGTCCTTTCTCATTGAGTCCTCCTTCAGAGGATTTTCCGGCCTTTCTGGTCCAGGCTGCGGCTTCTGTGGTGAATTGCTCATAGGTTTTCTTCTTCATCGGTAACCCCTTGTGTTTAGTGGATGCAAATTTCTTTACGTCGGACTTTGACATGGAGGATGCAGCTTTGGAAACCTCAGGCGACGGGGAATCCATCTCCCCTTTTTGAGCCGCTCTAACCATCCCGAAGAATCTTTGTTGTTTTTTTGAAACTGCAGGCATGACATCAACCTGAGACTTGTACTTCGTCGATATACATGGTGAGACCGTTATTGGTATCACCTTTTGCTTGAATCTTGATGCTGAGAGATCCAGTGGCAGTTCCAGTGAATGCAGCGGAACTAGATTGATCGGAGGAAATTGTAATTGTGTTGTTAGTAACAGCAGTAATCTCTGCGTGCGACACGTTATATGCAGCAACGGCAGCACCAGTGATTGTGATGTAGTCACCAACTGAAAAATCGTGGGCAGGAGTTCTACCGTCCTCACCAACTGTCAACACACAAGGGGATGCAGCAGTTGCAGCTTTGATAGTAGTTCTCTTTGGTTTGGAAAGTTTGAATAGTTCAGCACCATTTACACCTACATGAACTACCATATCAGTAGTCACATCAGGAGCTCCACCCCATGCAAAGTGGTTACTATGAGAGTCAGCATTCACCATACGGAAGATCCCTGTCTTCACAGTGATTGCACTAGTTGTTTGTGCAGTATCACTATTGTGAGTCAGTGACCCAATGTGTTGCACAGGTGTTACGACGTTAGATGACATGGTACTTAGCTCTTTCCTTCTTTAGTATTTATCTGTTTTTGTTGTTTAAGTAGTTTCTGCAACTCTGCAGTGCTTCCAACGAACAACGCATTGGTTACATTTGTAGGACCAGATTTACTTGTAGGTGCATCCAGATCCTTCATTTTCTTATGAAGATCTGCAAGTTTATCAGTCATATCTGATACCTGCTTCATTGCATTGACTGCAACTTCATACGCTCTAGGATGATCACTATTTAGTGCCACATCAAGAGCACCTTCTACAGCCTCTTGACCTTTCTCAATTAGAGAGTAAAGATTACCTCTAGTGTATTCGTAGTCTTTAGTTTGGTCATCCACTTCCTGTTTAGCCTTTGGTTCAGGCTTGGGTTCTTCTTTTACAATTTCAGTTTCCTCTGGAATATTGGGTTTAGCAATATTCAGAACATCGTCTAGACCATCAAAGGTTCCCATGGTTCTGCTCCTTAAGTAATAGCTTCGTCCTGACCAGTGACAGGATTCCACTGTACATAATCATCGTTTGTAGTCCAAGTCTCAGTGAATCCAAAGTCGTCATTAACTTCTGCAGTAACTGGATCTGGTTGTGCAGTATATCTCATAGCTCTTGGTGTACTTACAGTGTCTACCTTTGTATAGACATCTGCAATAGCCTTCTTGATAACACTGCTGTCGCTGACAGGACCGTAGAGATATGTCTTTGTAGAGAACTGCAATGTGTAAATGATTGCCCTTCTCTTCATGTAGTCACCCTCATAGTCATCTTCATAAGAGATGCTGGTGAGAGTAATTGGCACGTCTTTCTTCTCACCAATCACACTTACCAGATTCAGAGTGATATTAAAAGATGGTTGGAAGTATGGAAGAATCTGTTCGACGATCTGTACTGCATCATCACTATTCTTTGCAATGATAGCGAGTTCAAAGTCGATGTTATATGGGACAGGCATGTATGCCCTTCTCACCTTTGCATCATTATCGGGATCAACGGCTTTGATTGTTTGGATAGGAGATACTTTCCTACTGGAATCGTAAGAAATATTCTTTACCTCAAATGCAATTCTAGGAAGAACCATTTGTACTGGTTGTTCCTGAGTTGCTTGTTGTTCTAGTCTTGCTAGAAACTTTTGTTTAGGTCCATAACTGAGGGGAACTTTCATCGCCTCAATACGACCACCCTCGCCAGTTCTACGGATCTCAATGTCGTTAAACAGAGTTCCGAAACCGACGATAGTTTTACGAATAATTTCGTGATAAGTGTATGTCCCTAACATTAGTAACTGTCTCCTTGATTTCCAAAGTCACCGAATGGGTTTGTTTCAGTCCAATCAATGATATCATCTGCCTCGGTTTCGATGTAATCGTTTTGATCCCAGGCACTATTTGTATTATTTATAGTGTTATAAGACTCAGGACTCCACTTAGCATTTGATGTGAGACCAGTTACTGTCTCTGCAGTTGTAAAGACTCCTGTTCTGTTGATGACTTGAAGTTCTCTTGTAGAACTGTTCCAGGACTTGACTTCTGCTCTGTTGTCTTTGGGGGAGTAGTCAATCGTGACAGTTGGTGCAGAAGTATAACCACTGCCGCCAGATGATATAGATACGCCAGTAACAACCCCAGCAGCGCTGACCGTAGCAGTACCCGTTGCACCATTGCCTCCGCCTCCGCTAAATGTGACTGATGGTGGCAATACGGCATTGTAATTACTACCACCGTCTGTAATAGTCACTGCAGTTACTGCGTCACCTGTAATAGTTGCCGTTGCCTTGGCATGGTATTCATCACCTACAACCTCTTCACCAACCTGGAAGTCACCTGTACCACCAGGATCCATGATAAGTTTGATCGCAGCAGCGAATGTAGTCTCGATGTTATCGATCTCAGCATCACCAGTATCGAGAACCTCGTCACTGTATTCAAAGAGTTCACATCTGAGTTCGTATACAAATGCTCCGTATGGATTTTTAAGTTGATAGAATGGTTTCTTATATTCTACAAATTTAATTTCAAATAATTTTTTGGTAAGTGGGAAGTAAATAAGGTCTCCCTCGTTTGGTCTACCCTCTCTAATCAAGTCAGCGTTATCATCTACCTCTTCAGTCCACCTCCTTCGAGAGACAACAAACGTTGCTTGGTCAGTTACTCTAATACCAAACTTACTATACAAATCCCCATCTCCCTCAAAACCTTCAACGTTTGCAATATACATCTCAAGTGTATATGCATCGTCAAACTTTGAAGAGACATCTTCTCCAAACAACTCGTCTCTATTGACGAGTGTTCTCGGCATGTATTTTAGATCTTGTCCATAGATTTTTATCTGCTCGATAACGAGATCCTCATAGAGGTCTCTTTCTGCTTGTGTGCCTTGAGAGAAATAGGAATTGAGTGCCATATCATCCGATCATGTCTAGTGGTGGAAGTTCATGATGATCTCTAAGTTCTTCACCTAGTTTTTCTATGGTCTGAACAGCGTCATCATAAATTTTGGTGCCATTGAGAGTCACGCCACCAGGGAGTTGGACACCATCATATTTGATGAGGTTTGCTCCCCACTGTCTCTTGAATAGAGCAGTGGTGTAATCCAGAAGCCATGGTTCTTGATAAACCTTGGGGAAGTTATCTGGATCGATAGACTTATAACAATCAATGATAATATACTTATCGACTTCTGTATCTGTTCGGAAGTCCATATCAACATACAGACGATCTGTTGTCTGCGTATATCTGATAGGTTTCTTTCCGACTAGAAGGAAGTCAATCTGTGCCAGTTGTTGTTGAATAATATAGTAGTGTGCGAATGATGCAGATGTAAAGTCATACAAATCATTCAGTCTGATTTGATAACGAACATCAAAGAAACTCATTGCGTTCTTATCACCAAAGTCAAAGATGCCTTGGACACTAATCACATCGGAAGGTAGTTGGATATATGTCTGACCTTCTTCATATACCGTTCCATCAGCAGTAGTAATAGTATCGTTTGTTTCTCTGAGTCTTGTAAGTTCAGCAGATGTGAACTTATGCTTCAGATATGCACGATACATACTGTCATAACCAAACTCCTGAAACTTGGACAATGCATAGTCGATTGCATCCTCAAGTTGAGTGTCATCAACGTTGATTTCCAAGACTGGTTTGCCCAGTCTTCTCAAGCAATATTCCTTGAGTTCTGTTCTAGTAGTTGGTTTAGCCATTGGTTATCAGCCTAGTGGAAGGTAACGGATGTGTACTACGACGCCGCTGCCAGGAGCAACACCGAACGTAAGAGTTGTGCCAGAGATAGTATAATCAGTTGTAGGTAGTTTCAGTACACCATCAACAAAGACAAGAACGTCATTGACTTGACGACCAGCACTGATAGTGAAATCAACTTCAGAACCAGTGGTGGTAGTTGTAGTATTACTATAGTCACCTGCAACAAGCGTATCTTGTTTTGCAGCAAGTTGAGTTGTCAGTGCAGTCTGAGCACGAGCATCTGTAAAGTAGAGGTTCGTAGCACCTTCAGACAGATCATCGGTGTCTTGATTAGTAAGATCAAGATTTACACCAGTTGCTGCAGCAACTCTAGCATCTGCACGAGCATCTGTATAGTAAAGGTTCGTAGCACCTTCAGACAGATCATCAGTATCTTGATTGGTTAGATCAAGGTTTGC